TAGCATATATTTTATAATCTTTAACCACGTCAGACTCACCAATGTATGGAAATATGTTGGTGTCACCCACGTGAGCTAACATTTTATATTGGAATATGTTACTGTTTTGAGTTAGTATCTCTGTCGATACCGGGTCTCCTTTGGTTCCTCTATCCGCTAAAGGGTTAAATGTTACCCAAGCATAGTCGGAATTAGTTAAACCTGTTGTTGAGTCCCAAACAAAGAACTTATTAAGGTATTGGTGGTAGTAAAAAGTTCCTCTGTAAGCGGAAGTATTTATAGTACCCCCAGTTAAATCTTTTTGTGAAGCAGCTACAACTGGGTTACCACCCACAACACCACTAGGTGAACAATTCCACCCTTCTTGACATTCACTAGACCCACTAACACCTAAATACCAAAACCTACCAGTATCTGTGGTTCTTGCGGTATTAGGGTTTATGTTTGGGTAATCCATCACACCACCACTACTGGTGTTACCAGTAAAAAACCAGTGACCTACACCATCTAAAACATGACTATAATTGTTTAAACCTGTAGTGTAAATATCTGCATTAGTAGATACACCATTCCCACCATAAAAAACTTTAGCTCCAGCAAAATGTGAGTTTTGGGTGTAAGCTGATGTTATAGCTGAAAGTCTAAAAGCTGGACTACTTGTAGCTGAAACACTTATAGTTGAAGCTGTACATTGTGAATCACTAACTTTAAAATGTCGAGTTAAACTTTGTTCTCTGCCGACACTTAAAAAATACTCACCATTAGTTAAATTTTCAAACACCACTGGTGTTTGTGTTTCGGCACTGGCAATTGTTCTTTGTCTTAATAAACTACCATCTTTATATAACGAATAGTTAAATGTACTCGCGGATTGTGAACCTGAAAGTGGACTATCAACATTATTAGTACCAGCTGAATAAACTGTAACTTCACAATATTTATTTGGGTTGTCTACACAAGAATATGACGTTACTCCAGCGGAAAAAGTTGGGTTTGTATAGGCTAATAGATTAATATTTGTTATCCCAACATTACCATTAGCATCAGTGATTGTAGCTCTATAAAGACCTTCTGATAAATTAGTTTGGTCCCATAGAGTAGATGTTACATACCCATTTACTGTTGCCCCCGACCAACTTACCACCCAAGGTCCTGTACCACCACTAACATTAACCACACTAATAGAACCAATAGAAACCCCAGATACTGTAGGGGTAACATAATATTCATTAAGAAATGCACTCATACTTTATAAATTTTAATATCCACCTCCACCCCCACTATTGGTGGTTGTTGGTGTTGTGTAGTTTAGTTTATTGGTCGTATAAAAATCTTCTTTCATAACGGGTATTAGTTCATCATGTGACTCTGACTTATGTACCGCCCCGACCATAGGTGTACTATCATGTATGTGATAAAAGCCAACATACTCATCTCCGTTAGGAAGTAAATACTCATCACCAGATGTATATAAATTACTTTTATCCCCAATACAACCTTCTGTAAAAACTTTAGGTTTACAAGTTTTACCTAACCCACCACAATAATCCTCAGCCTTATCTTCACATTCATCACAATCAAATATTGCTGTATCTGTTATAACATCTGTAGTACCATAAAATGGGTGTAACCCTTTAGTCAACTTTGTATCTTGACAAACACAATAAAAACTACATTTAAAACCTTCATCCGCCTTTATTTGTGTTAATGGTTCTGACCTACTTGTTTTAATTATGATAGGTTGTCCATCTATGATTAGTTGGTTGTCCACATTATCAATCTGTTCTGTAATCTTTATTTGACTTTCAATTAGTTCATATTTTTCTTGTAGTGTAGGTGTGAAACATGGTACGTATATTTTATCTTTTGGTGTAACAACTATGTAATGTTCTTTGTCAACCCCCCTAACATTCGATACTACATTTTTTATAATGTAACTATGACTTATCTGTGGAAATTTATAATTACAAGTAACAGAATTTCTTTGGTCGTACCTAGGTAAATTAAAAACTACCACCCCAGATTTTATCTCTACCAAATCTTTTTGGTTTGGTATGTAGTAATCTGTTAATTGATTATCTTGTATCTGTCTAGCCCAATTATTACTTGGTTTATTTATGGTCATATCCAAGTCAAGTGTTTTGCTTTCTAATCCGTTATCAATAAAGGTTAAACTTTTAAATGTTTCTTGTGTTACTACCGGTGCACTAATTGGGTTGTATCCATTATTTATCACATATAAAGTACCTTTTGTTGTTTGTTCAGTTTCGACACCACCTTCATCTATAAATTTTTGTGGTTTAGAGATTTTTTGTGGGTTAACAAATAGACTTTTTTGTAAATTACTTGTATTACCAGTCGTTGGACTATATTTAGTTATCCGGTAAAACGGTGATGCTACTGAACTACCAGATAAATCAATTTTATGGCCTAAATTTAACTCTACTGTAGCGTCACCACCACTAACTTTAGATACAGCATTAAACGTTACATTATATTTTAACATAATTGTTTCACCACTACTTAAACTGATTAAACCAGTATCTAACGTGATAGGCACTCTAGTGTGGTATATTGTATTGGCTGAAGTACCTGAAGAGTAACAATTACTAAAACCACTAAATGTGTTTTGAACAATATTAGTTTTTTCGATTAAGTATTGGTTGGCTGAAGTGTTGGTTACTGAACTAGCACCAACAGTAGTACTTACAACATTACTAATAATACCACTTGTAGTTTGTTTTTCTAAAAATATATTAAAATTAAAATTTAATAACCCAGTATCGTTATTTAACCCATTTTTTCCGGGAAAATAAACCCCACCCGTATCTTGTTTTACTGTTTCACCTTCAGTGGTACCATATTCTAGTATTGATGAATTTATTAACCTCTTTATCTCATACTCGGTAGATGGGTACGATATTGATGAGGTAGTTCCTGAAAGATAATTAGTTGTTAGGTATTCACACCATTTAGTATCTTTATATTTAAAGTCTAGATAAGCGTTATATTGAAACTTGTATGTCCCACCACTTAGACTTTTATATATCGTATAGTTTGTTGGGTCACCACTTTGTATTATAACAGGACCTGACCCGGGTAATGACTTTGTGGTTCCCGTTTGTGAGGAAAGACTTTGCCAAGAATTAAAAGGTACCCAGACTGGTGAACTAACACCAATAAAAGGACGATGTTCTATTCTATTAATATTATTTAGTGGTATTACTATCCCCGTTGTTGGTGATGTTACAGCTGTAAACCCATTACCTGAAATATATATATCGTAAGTGTTTGAACCCGTAATACTACCTGAAGTATATTCACTATATTTAGTCGCGGCACTAAAAGATTCCTTTATTGTCGAGTAAGTTGTGGCGAAAAAATCATTTCTTAAATCGTATATTGGTGAGTAATAGTCCATTTCACAAGTCCAACATTTTTGATACCCAAACTCTAACTGTGTTTTTCTACAGGTTTCTGAACAAGGTTCGTTAACGTTAGGTTTAGATATGATTGTTTGTAATTTTTCTGAACTATCATTTGAGTATTTACAAGCACATTCGGTACCTTTGTATTGTATATTATTTTTAGCATATTCAGTAACTTTAGTTCTTTTTGATGGGCAGACAGTTAAGTTTTTAAGTCCACCTCCCGGGTAGTTGGTGATTGTTAAATCGTTAAAGTAGTCATGGTTGGTTCTGTTTACCCACTGGTTAATACTATTATATGTACGTGGTTTAGTACTACCGTATTCCGAAGAATACGTCTCTAAATTAGCTATTTGTATTTCTTTTAAACTTTGTTCAAAACTATTAAGGTGTTCAGAACTATAGAAACTAAAATCGACACACCTATTTAAATCTGTAAAAAATTTATTATCCCTAAACTCATCAACCCAACTTAATGGAAATTTTCTAACCCCCCTATCAAAATATGGAGATGAAGTTACTATTTCATTATTTTCTAATTTTCTAGATATGTTATATGGTAATTCTTTTTCACTATCTTTTAAAAAATCACCTAAAGTAAATTTATAATTTTCTATATTTTTTACTATAAAAACTTCCGAAGATTTTAAATAGTAGTCTGTATATTCTTGATTTAACGATTGGAAGTAGTCAAAATAATTAAACTTAACTTGACCCAACTCTAGGTCTTTGGTTTTCATTTCTAGATAACTGGTAGGTGCCTTAGTTAATGTTTTAATTCTTCTAGGTTCTACTAATGTCACTTTGTCAATATCACCAGTTTTATTTTTAAAATATTTTCTAACTAACCCAACATGTGTGCCTGGAGCCCCCACTTTAAAAAATATACTGGTTATTGGTCCTGTGGTACTAAAAGCTCGTATGTCAACATCAAAACCTAACGATAGTAAGTTCTTAATTGTTTCTGATTTTTCGTTGGTTGTGGGGTCTATACCAATACCCGGTAATAACATTTCTATTTGGTGTGATTTACCGTTCTTTGGTGGTGAAAAAACTTGTAGAGCTGCCGTTTGTCCTGGTAAAAATATTTCTTGGGTGGATAGTAGGGATTTGTCTCTTTTAGTACCCACTTGTTTTAACGATAATGTTCTGTTAGTTTCCCTGTGCAATCTTAAAATAAAATCAGATGAAAAATCTTTTTTGTTTAGTTTATTTTCCCCCATTTTAAAATCTTCCGATTTAAAATATAAAAAACCTTCTACTAAATTTTTTCCCTTATATATTATATAGAGCTGTACTGGGATTGAGACATCGTAATCCATTGTAATAAACAATGTCTTATTAAATTTTTTACCGTATTGTGAACCAGTAGCATACACTTTAACTTGTAGACTATCAGTAACCTGTCTTAAATCTATAAGCTTACTGTATTTTACTAATTTACCGGTATTTTTTATATTTTTTTCTACACTATCCATTATAGTCTTGATACTTTTGTTTTCCTAAATCGAATTTATACCCCCACGGTTCTTTCTTATTTTTACTTAAGGGTAATGGTCTTTTAACTCTAAACATTATATTATTATTCATCGTACTAAGTATATTATAAGCTCCGTTTATTGTGGAGACATTACTCGCAAATGTTTCTGTAATTAAATTCACACTATTATTAACACCTTGGTTTGATGTGGTTGCTGAGGTCCCATTATAATCCCTAAAGGATGCCCACACAGACTTACATGTAGCACTTAATGGTCTCATTTGTAAGGTAGAGTTGTTTTCTGGTAAACTACAACAAGAACATGTTTTAGTGGGTATGTCTGTTATTGTTATACCATTTTCATCAGTACCGTCTATTTTATTTAGTGTGCTACCCGTATTTTGACAACCGGAGGAACAAGTAGACCCCGTATTGGGACTTGTTAACCCAACCCACGGAAAAGTTCCCCCTACATCTCTCACCGTACCATCCCCACCACCTAAATCATAAGTACAGGTTCCATCATTACTATTTGCTAAAGAATTAAAATTATTAGCGGATGGGTCTATACAACCAGGGATGTAATTCCCCTTAAGTGGGTTATTAAATCCTGGCAATGGGTAAGTTGGGTAGTGTTTGTATGAAAATTTGTCTCTGTGGAATAGTGAGTTTTCAACTTTCACACCACCTTGCCATAATGTTGTAGCTGGTACTAATTGTTCTATAATTCTAATCCAATACGTACCTAGACTTTGTGCGTAGTCTATCATTTTTGTATATGTGTATTGGTTGTTTTCACCACATACTTGTTCTAAATAATCTAGGTATAGTATTTGTAGAAGTGGATACCCACCTGTTTTACCATCATCTATTGTTTGTCTATTTTTTACATTAATAAACGTACTCCAAAAAGTATGTACAAAATCTTTAAATGAATAATTTTTACCATTTATTAAACTTACAGTATCATCAACCCCACCCTTTTGTGGGAAAGGTAATGGTAGTGGACCACCACTAAATGGACACCCACTTAAAACCGATTGTTGCCATACATCATAAACCAACCCTTGACCAACATTTAAAAATATATCTACATTTTTAACATTTAAAATAAACTTTTCATTATGTGTGTGGTACCCAGCATATCTATTATTTTCAAAAGTATAATTCCTATCTATCTCACCGAACGTATCTGTTGTTGCCCAAGACTTTTTATCATCGACTACCGATTTTAACCCAAACCCCATATGCATGTATGGGAATCTCCTAAATCTTTCAAGATAAGGAGCTCCAGGGTCGTTAGATGTGACATTCGGTGGTAGGTTTCCAAAAAAACCACCCCAACTAAACTGATTTAATTTTGTTTTTATACTAGGGGTACAACCAGTTAGTGTAGAATTTTCTAAATCTAGAATAGTTTCTCCATGGTGTTCTTCTGTTTCCTCAAACCATCCAGACCCTCTTTGAAAATAATAGTTTGATGTTTCTCTTGGTTGTGTTGGGAATCCGTCTTTGTCTATCGGGTAATCTTCTCTTGTAAAACCGTGTGATTCTGTAGTGGAAGACATGTAGGTGTTCATGGTTATATTATCGTACAGATAAGCCTTAGTCGTAGCTAACCCACCAGACACTGATTGGTATTGATTTAGAAATCCTGGACTAACATCATAACACCCCAACAATTCTATAGCTTCTTCTAGTTCTATAGTAGATTTTTTTCCACCATTTAACCACGTAGGTGATATAGTTGTTTCGTTAGTTCTAGGGTCCACCGTAACCACATCTTTAAGTGACGATGAAACTAGACCTTTAGGACTATGTGACCCTTTAGGTCCTTTAGGTCCTTTAGGGTTTGTAGAAGCGTTTAATAAAGCTAACAATGTGTTACATCTAGGGTCTTTTACTTTATTACCCATTTTAATTCTATTATCAGCTAAAACTACGTATTCGTTAAATTCAATTAGTGCCTCTGGAGCACCTATAAATTTTAATAAGAATTCTATTGCTTTTCGTGTACCTTTAGATTTGAATAGGTAGGATGTATTCATTAGTATCCTCCTATAAATTTCAATATCTAATTCTGCTGGTGTTACACCTATTGATTCTCCAGAATATTGTGGTTCATACCTATCTAAAATAGTGTCTAAAAATTGTTCTTTTGTTGTTGTTGATGGTGTTTTCCAACCTAGCATCTTTGATAGGTTTCTAAGTAATTGATTTGGTACATTCTTTTTACCGTCATAACTTACATTATTCATGTAAGCTATACCATCTATGAATTTTTTAACTTCATCAAAACTTCTACCATATATCTGTAAAGTTTTTTCCACCTTTCTTTCACCAGTATCAAAATCTTTTAACGCTCCAGTTGTTAGGAACCTAGATACTAGGTTTGTCTTATACCCATCAATTTCTTTACCTACATCTACAAGTTTTTGTAGGTAGTCCGTATATTTTTGTGTAGTAACATCTATATTCCATAAATCTTGTTTTTCCCAGATTATATCTTCTATGTGACTATAATTTCTACCATCTTCGGTTTGTCTAGGCAAAGTTAGTTCTGCTTTATATTGTGGAACACTTTGTTGGTTTAGTAGGAATTTTTCTACTGACTCAAAGTTGTTAAATTGATTTTGAGTTTCGAAATTATTTGGTTTTATGTAAAATTCTGTTTCTGATGTTGTAGCTGTAGTACCAAATGGGGCTCCTGATATGACAATAGTCAGTCCTGTTGTTCCTTTTTCTATTGGTGTGTAGTCTACCACTCGGTATTGTGTATTTCCACTACCACTAAAACTTAGAGAATACTTTTTATATTCTAGTGAAAAGTTTCTAAGTGGAGATATTTTTCCTTTTTGTGCTTTAACCGAAGTTGTTGTGATTTTATCAGTTGTTGGGTCATTTATTAAGTAATCCATTTCTAAGGAACTATCTAATAATATTTCACCATCAGTCGTAAACTCAATATTGAATGGGTTAGATATTTTATATTTAGATACGACAATGGTTGTTCTATCGTAAACAACATCGTAGGATATATTATCCACCGTATTACCTTTATTGTGGTATACTTGGTTTATCCCATCACAATATAAAGCTGCTGGAAAAAAGTTAATAATTTGTTGAGCCGCAACCCTTAACCTATCTTTTAATGAACCATAAAGTACAAATTGGCTTACATCACTACTATCATAATTAAAATCTACTAATAAATTATTGTTTAAACTATTTTTAGTTAACTCAACATCACCAGCACTTAATTGTTCTAAAGTTATGGGTCCAGAAAAACCACCTAAACTAAAATCTCTATTTTGTTTAGAATTAGAACTATTACTTATGGAAAAATTACCCATTGTCATTTGCGGTGAACCATTAGTGAATTGTGAACCCACTAAATTATCACTAAAAGTACCGGCACCATTACCTGGTGCGGGTGGGTAGTAGAATTTCTTGTTATTTGCCATTATTAACTAACTATTGTGCCGAATTGTTTACTAAAATCTATTTGATTTCCCCTATCTTGTCTAACCTCAAACAACTGTTCGTCAAACTGGTCCCTAATTTCAAATAAATTATATTGTTTATAAATGTTATTAACCCCGGATAAATCATACATCGTATAAATCCCATCCTCTATAGATTTGGTTTGATTACCGTATAAACCTATAGCTAACGTATCAAAATCGTGGTCTGCCATTTCAACTTCTAACACAACTGGGTTAAAATATGTATTTGTGATTATAATTTTTTGACCTGCTTTTCCAATATCTGGTAACGCATTTGGTTGGTTGGTTGGTGCACTACTAGGTGATAGTGTTAAAAAAACCAAGTTAGAGGGTGAATCTGTGTAAGCATATCTTGGTGAAACTTTGTTTGGGTTAGCAGCTGTATTCATTAATTTTTCACAATAAAAACTTGATGTTACTATTCTAAAAAAGTTAGGTATTTTAGTGCCAGCTAAATTAGATTGTATATTGTCTGAATTCATATATTCCACCCTATAACCAATTAACCCCATATTTACAAATCTATTTTTAAATTGTGCTGGTACCTTGGTTAGGTCTATAACTAAACCTTTTACATTCGGTAGGGCGGCTAAAACACCACAATCTAAAATTTCTGTTCTAATTTCTACCGGTCTAACATATACAGTATAAAAACCCTTATTACTAAAAACTGTCGATGGTAGTGTTAGTTGGTATAACCCACCTAGTATTGTGGTTCCGGCTATTGCACCATTTGAAGCTGTCGTATTGTTATGTACGTGATATGTTAAAACGGAGGACGGTAAAGTACCTAATGTAAAACTACTGTTAGCATCTCTTGTAGCCTGGTAGTGATATATTATCTCTACGTCGTTAGGTGATACGTCTGCTGGTCTTTTAATCCCATAATTTCCTAATGCCATATTTCTATTCTTGTGTTAAAATTTTATAATATCCATAACCGTGAAGTTCTAATTCTCCAATTGTGGATACTTGTGCTAATCTCTGAGGTCTTTCAAAAACAGAAACTTTTCCTCTTTCAATAAATACATCTGAGTATGTTTCTGGTTTCTGAACTACGTTCATCATAAACTCTTCTTTTGTTAATCTTGGTAGACACCCAAATCTTGGTTCTGGTGGGTATATACATGGTGGGCAGTGAACTACCGCGTTTGGGTCGTAATTTAAAGCCGTAGGGTCCATACAACCACAAGGGTCGTCTGCTGTACAACCATCTCTTTGTGACGCACCTAATATTTCATTAAATGGTGGAACAGATAATGTATCCGGAGGTAATGTTGTTACTAAACCAACAGAATTATTTACTGTTAGGGTTGTGTTGTCAAATTCATAAATTTCACCCCCAGTTTGGTTTTGTTGGATTCCATACCATTGTGGGGTACCACCTATTATCCACCTAAATAACCCAAAAAACTGTGATATCCCAGTATCATTAGAAAGTATCTCGTACCAATTAGTTGGGTTACCTGCACTGTCACCCATTTGTCCACCAACACCAGCATTTAAACTAAATTTACCAATTAATTTACCAGTAACGTTTGGTGCATGAAAATAAGTTATAGTTAAATCTCCAGTATTAACATCCACAACCACATCTCCCGTAGATTCCGCTTGGGATGTCGCAAACCCCGGATTAAAACCCGGATAGGTTGGATTAGGCAGTTTAAATAATTCTGTAGCTACACCTACTGGTCCACTAATGTCTATTTCTAAAACAACATCACTAACAGATATTAAAGTAAACTCGTCTTTTGCAACCAAAGCGTTACCTATTGTTTTAAAAACATTACCAGAAGCATCAATTGTTGGTAAACCATGGGTTTGACATAAATCAGTAATGTCTATATCTCTATTATATGTTGGATTGTTGGCTCCCATTGGTTGGTTTGGTATGGGACTACCGACATTAAAAGGATTTATGGTAATATCGTATTCCCTTATAATTCCTTTCGGGAGTCCTATGTTTGGCCCTACAGTTTCTAACGTAACTTGACCGTAGTTAGCTGAAGTGTTGTCTATATCTAAAACCCGACAACTATATAACCATATTTTATTTTGTTCTGGAACGGTACCTGGAACTATAGCGTTAGCGATATCCCAAGAACCTGTACCACTTTGCCACCCTAAATTGTAACCGCCACCACTACCTGGGAATAACGGTGTGCCATCAGGTAGTGAATTTTCATTAAATTGGTCATCATGAAATAAGAAAGTTAAAGTATTAGGTGCTGTATCTGGTGGACCATAAAAATAAACATTACCTTGTCTATCATTTACAAATACAGCACACTCTTCTAAATCTGGTTGTTCACAAATATCATTACAATCTGCTAATGCATTAATACAAGGATAACCAGTATTAGGACCACAAGGACCAAAAACGTTTGGGTCTGTGGTTGGGAAGTAGGGTTGTATTAATGTTGAAGCGTACACATCTATACAACAATCAACACCTGGTGTGCACCCCGGATTGTTGCTTAAATCACAATACCAACCACCCTCACAAGTACAGTAATTCGCATAAGGCATTCCTTGTTCTTCAGCCATAGGGTCGTAAGAACAAGAAACACAATCAACACCTGGTGTACACCCTACTGGGAAATTACTACTAAATGACACCCCACTTCCCGCTTGTGGACATAAATGTAAACCGTTAGGACATTGTGTTGTCACGGTTGGGTCTACTAGTATTAGCACACCATCAACACAACAACCATCATCCATACACCCAATCACTGGTGGGTCTATACAATTATCGGGTACACAAGGAGCTGTCAATTGAGCTGCTGAGTATATAACCATCGGGTCATTACAAGATTCTCCATAATTTACAGCTGTTGGGTCCATACAACCTTCATATTCACAACATTGTGTACCGTCTAAATCTGGGTATAAACACCCATTAGCTCCTGGCGTATAATTACTAGCTGTTTGGTCCGTACATCCAACATAGTAACAATCATTGTTTGGTGAGGGTGGTATTTCGTTAGTGAAACAATTACTACTTCCTGGGTTTACTAATATACCACCGGTCACCGGTATAACCACATTTCCGAAACAATCTAAACCATAATTTGACACACACCCAACAGGACCTGGGTCACCGTTTGGTAGTGGTGTACCTACAGAACATAAAACCGTCACATTATCATTACACCCCGGGTATTGACAACAACTAGTATCGGTAGGTCCTCCTGACACCCAAGAACCACTACTCCAAGTACCACAACCATCATTATCTGTTGGGTCATAATTTAACGCTGATGAGTCTGGACATCCAGGGTATATACAACAACCACTGTTTAAATTTGGATTTTGTCCATAAACTGTGGGTATATGTACACCATTACAATCCCAATAAGTGTTTATCGCGTTTGGGTCTAAGCAACCATAAAGGTTTCCAACACAAGTTTCACAATTTGTTTCAACTATACTAGTTGGTACCCCACCTATCGACATCCAAAAAAGAGTAGGTGGTAAGTAAGAACCTGGTGGTTGTGTTGAGGGTGTTGGTAAAGACTGGAAAAATTGACTAGGGCATGTAACCGTATTATTGTCCCAATCACTTTGATTATCCACAATCTTTAAAATTTCAACACAACAATCTAATTGTCCATTACCTGTAGTGTTATTAACTATTAACCATTGTACTCCTGGACCTGTTTGTGTAAAATCTATGTTAGGTATTGCGGTGTAAAATTCACCTAGACCACACTCACATGGTTGGGTACCTGTATTAATAATAACGTTATCAGTACCAAAACCACAAGTATTAAAACCTGTAGCTGTGGGGTGTGGCATAGCACACCCATTCCAATTAGGGTTTAATGTACCATCATTTAAATATTCATGGGGGTAATCCCAAAACATTTGACCTAGCATACCAAAACAAGCGTGAGGTAGGTGAAAATTACCTGGAAAAAAATAATTAGCTACATCCCCCTCTGCAGGACAACAATTCCCTAAAGCACATATGTTTGGGTCATTAATTTGGTTGTATCCATACACAACCCTACCCACCATACCAACAAACACCCCACTTGGAGTTCCGGAAGGGTCCTGTTTTTCAAATTTTACTAATTCCCAAGTTGCTGACATATTATATTTTTTTAATTTTAACCATCACATGGTTCCCAACAAGTTTGTGACATAAATCTAGATTGTCCAGCCACTGTTGGTACTGACATGTTTATTATTGGTGGGTTATCACAACTAGGTGCACTTAAATCAGTACAAGGGTGGTAAGTACCATTTCCATAAGCTGACGATTCACAAATATCTATCACAGCTTGGTCACCACAATTATAAAGTGTCGTATTAACCATCACAACCCCCATAGTTGGGTCACATATTGGGAATGGTTTATACCAATATTTGTGTAAACTATCGTTTTGTGAGTTAGTGTAGTTGATTCCTATTACCACATCAAAAGCGTTATAGGAATCCATAGAACTATATTGTCTAAATGGCCATTCGGTCATACTCATTTCATTAACTAGACTATTACATGGACCACACCCACCACCACATTGTGCACTAAGATTAGCGTTACATCCAGGTTCTGATATATTTTGACAACCTTGTATTGGCATATTATTAGCAAATGACCAATCAATACACGAACCAGGAAATGAGGTACCATTTGCTACGTGGTTGGGATTTATACATGTAGTATCACTTTCTAAAACTTCTGTACAATTACCCCCCATACACACCCAAGTGTCTGGTTCGTGACAATTATCTTGACAACCAGGTATATCCAAATATCCACCACCATCCCAATACTGTAAACCACCGTTTACTAATGTGGTGTCAGAACAAAATAGACCTTGACCACCATTTGTGATGGATGTTGGTCCACTACAATTTCCGTGACCATCACACTCCCAAGTCATACAATTATTTTCACAATCTTCTATAGTCGCAAACCCACCAGGTGGTCCATTATTTATACCAGTACAAGAATTTCCACCAAATTGTGTACCACTACCTAAGTCAACAATAGTCTGATTTTGTTGTAAAGTACAAACACAATAGTATTCTAAAACACTAACGCCACAACCATCCGATTCACAAGTTGTTTTATCACCATAAGGACCTTGTAGTGGGATTGTAGCGTTACCTGGGGGTGGGTCTCCTTGTACTACAGCCGTACAAGCTTGTCCTGATGGGTTTGGTATTGTTGGTGTTACGTCTGAACAATACCAATCAAAATATACCACATTTACCGTACAATTAGTTTGGCACGAAAGTAGGTCTGGGTATATACCAGCTGGGGTAGGTTGGCAATTTGCCCCACCACTACCGTCTGGGACACAATTATATTTAGTTGTGACATTAACACAAGTACCAGCTAATTGAGCAGCTTGACATAGTGCAAGTGCTCCAACACCCACATGGTCAGCACCAGACCAACCTGGTGCTGATGGTGAAACTGGTGTGCAAATACCATTATTACAATTATAATGTATTGGGTCACCAGTAGTTGGTACACAGGGATTACTTACACAGGCAGTTAATGCATCAGCCGTTGTAGGTCCTTGGAATTGGGCGGTAGGGTAATAGGTACTGGTTGGTGATATTAATACACAGGTACCCCCTATACAATCATACTTACTCGGTAATTGTGACGATAGTGGACACGAACCGTAACATAACCTCCAAAAAGAAGATGTTAGGTCTAAAGGGTCTGGTGCTGTACCAGCTATAACACTACTAATAGCATAATAACAACAACCATCATGAAAAACAAAATCTGTTGGTTCATACTCTTCATCCACGTCCCACACACCTCTATCGTTAAAAACATCTTGTTGTACCCAATTCCCACCGTCATTGTAAATTTGTAAAACATTACAGCTGTCACAGACACCTTGTATAGCATACCCACACTCCCTTAACAAATAATCTTCAGGGTTCATACCATACCCTTTAGTTTCAAAAATTGTTTCACCATTTACGAAGTCAAACATTTCAAAATTAAGTGTACCATTAGTTATTGTGTAAGCTGTATAACCTACAAAGGGGTCTGGGTCAAAAGAGGTAATCTGACCTTGTAGATTATCCACGAAAGAACCATCTGGTAATATAGATTGTCCCGCGACACTAACAATGTTTCCAGTTATATAACCGGGTGATAAACCAGGTGTGAACGCTGGGTTATAAGACTGTAAAGAAGACAACATACTATCTGTAAATCCTTGTATTGGGTAAGGTGTTGTTGTGTAATTAGAAGTTACATAACCATTAATATCCATCCCACTATCTAATGGTCCCCAATCAGAAGTTTCATAATCCATACTAACTGGTGTTGTAAAACCAGGTGGTGTGAATGTATAAGTTTGTCCAGTATTTGCTACAGCTGCCCATATATTTGCTCCAGTTTGGTAAGGTACGGCAATAGTATGTGATACAGATGTAACCCCCCATGGTGCTGACATTTGTATATTAATAATGTAAGTACCTGGAACTGTGTATTGGTTAAAAGCCGTATCCATTGGGGCTGTTATGGTTTGAACCGGACTTAATGGTTCACCCCAATCAATGGTGTATTGTATACTTTCTAGAAATTTAAAAAACTTAAAATCTGTAGTATTTAAAACACTTACCGTCATGTTATCTAATAAGTCACCAGTAACCACAAAATTAGAAAAGGTATCTTGTTGGTCCATACTACCATCCCACATTGCGTAATGACCCATATCGTTAATATCTTGTTCTAAAAATATTGTTAATTTAGATGTTGTTGTTGGTCTTTCAGTTCTATTACAACAATCACACATTCTAAGTGGGTCTTTAAATGTGTTGGGTATTGTGTCAAACCTAAATGTTTTATTACCAAACTTTTGTTGGATAACATTTTTTCTTCGTAAACAATTACTACAATATTTATTTTGTTCTTCCACACTCATCTGATGTAGGTCTAAACATGGGTCTTCAGTTATACCACAACAACTTTCTTTTTTATTGGGACAACAGGGGTTTACTAACCCATTATAACAATCAAGACAAGCATTCATCACCATCATTGAGTCACCTAGTGATTCACAAGGTACACAATCTAAGGATTGTGGTCTTGTTGGCGTGACTCTACTAGGCATAACTAACTTCCTATCTTCACATCCTGGAGTTGAAGAACCTGGTATATTACCAGTCCATATTTTATATTTATATATTTCCATTATGGGTTTATGTATTCATAGAAGTTTATACCCGTAACACCTGGTGCTCCACCTACTTGGGGACCTATACCATTATTAGCTGAGTAAAGTGTGGTGTCAAATTCATTAAACACATATGTAAAGTTTATAGGGTCAAATATTATTTGGTAGTAAAAATAGTCAGGGGCACTTATGTCAAATTTTTGAGCTGGTTGTACTTTATTGATAAATTTATGTGTACCTCCAGTTTCGGCATTAAAAAACTTACAACTCATATAAAATACATTATACTTCACCAATTCTCTATCTTTTAACCATTGTATATAATAATTTTCACTTTTTTTACCTACAGCAGAAAATTCAAAAAGAGACCCTTCTAATTTGTCATAGTAGTATGGACCAAGACCTAGACCACCTTGGGTTAAATCTTTTATCTGAGCTGACCTAAACGAAGTTGGGTCATAGTTTGGGTTCATATCTCCGTTGGGTAAAAAAGGTTCGTTACTAATAGCCGCTAAACACCCTAAGTTTTGTGGCATTCCTGGACACTCAAAATCAGCAAAATTCATACCATTGTTAGCTGGATTAACAATAGAAAAATATAATCTTTGTTGTTGTGGATTTGGTGTGTCGTAAAAATCAAATTTAAAAAAACTTTTAGTATAATTTGACTTCCTCCTATTAACATCCATATGTGTTATCCCAACTGCCGCGTAATCTGGGACGTAGTCTGCGATATCACCAGTGGGTTGGTTATTAGGTGTTAATTGAAACCCCATTTGGTAATATATTCTATTGTTAATATTATCAGTTATTGGTTTATATCTAGTAGTTTCAAAATCTTGTGTTATATTGATGTTGTCCTGCATTTCTGACCTCTCATATAAAGATATGAGTTGTTCTCTACCTAAAGATTCGTCAAAATCATTAGATATTGGGATTGTTATTTTTTTATCCCCATCTCCCCTTTTTATTTGAATTCTATTCACAGTCATCGTATGTTGGTAATTTTAAGTATGGTGGTTCCGTATAGTCTTTATCTATTATTATAGGTTTAATATTAAATACTAGATTAGTATACGGGTAGTGGGCTCCATTGACAAATGGATAATCTACACCGTTCGTTTCTGACTCATAAAACCCAATAGGTAGTAGTTCTCTCCACCTAAATAACCCTTCGTATGGTGAGAATGTTGAGAATTCTGATACGTATTCATAATTTTTATGTACATTTATCGCTTCAGATTGTTTTTTTATAGGTACCCTATTATGTGGTTGGTAGTAATATCCACCAGCAATTTCTTCACCAGCACCCAAATCCCCATCATAGAAAGAAAACCCATTTGTCTCTTCACTATTAAATGTTAATTTGTGGTAAACTTCCGACAATATTCTTTCTGTTAGTTCCCATTCGTTATACTCAACAAAAGCCCCCGTAAACCTATCACCACTTTGTGGTAAGTTCCAAGGGGTAGTTAGATTTGGTTCTATGTTATTGTTTGGGTATGGGTCTTGTATTCCATTTGGTATAAAGTTCCACCCCCAACCCAAACCAACTGGACTCCCTTCTTTAGTTTTCCACAATCTTGGTTCGTTTACGACAAAAATACTAACGTACAAATCCATTAATGGCCTTCCCAGGTTATCAGAATAGTCACTAATATCTAAATCATTATTAAAATTCCATAAAAAAGCTGGGTACTCATCTTTCACCACAACATGACCAACACCGTTAGGTGGTGATTTAATGGCTGGGAAGTTTTTTTGTTTTCTTGAGTGTATCCCTAATTCAAAACCTGCGGTATCTAAGTTATAGTCGTTAGGGGTTGTTAATATTTCATGTGAATGTACGTAATATCGTGATAAGGTTTCAACTACATTTTCTGGGTCTATAAGTCTTTTAAATACCCCCATATCATAATCAGTTATAGTTATATTACTATCTTGTAATAAAACATTAAATATTTTTTTCTCACTACCTAATGTCCCATCACCTAAAGAAAACATAGGTAATGTTGTGACATTATTTAAACTTGTGATTTGGTTGGTTGTTCCTATCATACCTATAGACGCACCAGTCTGTATTACAATATATTCATAATCTAACAATCCGTGGTCCACATAACATATAAATTGTACCGCTTGTTTTCCTTGTATAGTTACATTTTTACAATAAAATGGTATCCCATCCCCAGAGTTGTAAGTCACACCAAAAGTAATAGCTGGTAAAGATTCTGTGGAGGCACTCATCACCCTATACTCCATAGGGTAGTCACTTACACTACCTTGTATGTAGGATTGGCATACCGTCCAATTATTTTGGTAAGCATTTACTTCACTATAATTATGAGCGGAAGTTAGTGCTGTTGACGGTATAAAACTGAAGAATTCATTTGCTGGATACCCACACGCGACAGTATCAGCGGATGAAGATGGTGTTGGGTGGTAGTATAGACTTCTATCTATGAAGGGACCTAAATCGTAACTACAACCACTAATAACATTTTGTGTTACAACACTAACCTTACCATAAAGTCTATATATATAACTTTCCTCCCTTTCTCTAAAGTATTGGTCTTCTAGATTTAACACCAGATTTCTATTTCCTTGTATTAGGGGTTTATTGTTAGATTCTAAAGTATACGGTATTCTCACATTATTATCTTGTGCTCCCACATACCGTTGTGAACCCCTAACTATTCTTAAAATTTCATTATTTCTCATCTATAGGTAAATTTCATCGTCATATTGTAATGGGATATATTTCTTGGCGAATAAATCATAAGAAGTAGCACCTGGTTTTAAACCAAAATAAAAATGGTACCCAGTACCCAACCCTATTATCGAAGGGGTCTGGTTGGATGTTATAGGTGTGGTCGGGAACCCCCAAGTTGACCTATCTTGGAAATCACCATCAGTTATCTGACCAGTACCCGTCATAAAATCACCTTCAATATACCTATCGGGTGCACCATAATTTGGACCCCCTTTATCCCAAGAATAGAATGGTACTATTTGTGAAGAATTACTTAAAAATAAATTAAGACAGTCTCTAACTTCCGGACCTGACTGATTTGTTGTTGTTGCTGTTGTTAGCCCCACAGTTAATTGAACTGAATCTGGGTATTTAACTGAGACTGACCTATCTTCCCAATATTGTTGTCCTTGAGGTAAAAACGCGTTTATCCATTCTGTACTACCCTGTGGGTGTACACTGTCGTTAAAAGTATCTGATTGCCAAAATGTACTAGGACCACCAAGGTAAGCTGTTTCAGCTCCAGGTGGTGCGTAATCCCAACCGAAACCATCAGCGGTCCAGAAAGCATTACCAGCTGCAAAACTTGTATTGACCGTACCAATCTGTCCAGCTGGGACAGTGTTAGGTCCTGAAGTTGTTACATCTGCACCGAATAAGTAAATACCAATGTCCCCAGCCGATTCATACTCCACAGTACCAATTTCATTAAATTGTGATAGTATTGAGGCCATACCACCATTAAGTTCTCTTCTTCTACCATCACCAGCAAACCAACCACCAGTTTCTTTTCTTTTGAACGGTGTCTGTAGGTTTATAAAATTAACTAAACCTGAATTTGCGTTTACGATTTCATTAACGGAATCAAACATAAACTCACCGGGGTCTGTAAATGACGTTACCCCAATATCGTTAGCTACGGAACATCCTTCCGCAGAACCACCTGTTTCAACACATATTTCACCAATATTCTCAATTAAGGGACCTAAATCCATAATTGTTGTAGGTGACAATATATTACTTCTATTAGCTCCAGCTGCTGGTGTAACACTAGCTACATCCCTTAGTACAGCTAATATACCCACCGGGTTAAGTAGGTTCCAAGCGTTGAATGAGTGTGCGTCATACGCTGCTTGACCTTCAAAATATCCAGTATTTGTGGTCATATCATAATAGTAGGGTGTGCATCTATAATAAAAATTTTGTGAGTCTGGGTGAAAAACAACTAAATCATTACACATTTTAATTTTAAATCCAGCTTTTTCATCGTTATCTGGTTTTACTTTAGCTTTAAATTGAAAGGCGTATAGGAATCCTGTAATCCAGTTATTACTCCAAAAATAATTCATTAAACCGTCACACATGGACCTAAATAGATTTTCTCTTTTTCTCCAATCAGCAATCGAAGCGATAGGTCCTGGGTCTCCAGTTATTAAATCTTTAATAGCACCTAAAATATTATCCCACTGTATATTGTAACAACCATCTTCCAAAGCGTAATCCTCTATTGATGGTCCTGAACAATCTATATAGTCTGCTGGGTCACCGTCTGGGTCATCATCACAACTACCATCACAAGCAGATGTACACCCACCACCACCACCGGTAGAAAAGCAACCACATTTTTCACACTCTGGGTATTTAGTAACCCTTAAATGTAAACACCCAAATAAACTAGAACAAGAGAAGGGTGGTGCGAAAGAAACGTTTGAGCAGGGACAGGAGGAACAATTACAGTATGAACCAACCGTACCACCACCAGGAAGCCCGTAAACTATAACACATATAAAACACATGATACCATTTATAAAACCTAAAATCACACCTAAAATGACAGCTATCGCATCAACAAGGGTACATACCATTACCATAATAAAATACACCGCCGTCCATATAGCTTGTAAAAACCTAGTGATAAATTGATTCATTACTATAGCAAAATTTACATTTTTGTTTGCTGAATTTATTGGGAATTTTACCGCTTGCCCGCCACAATCATCTTCTTCTCTCGGGGCTACTTCTTTTATCCCAATAAAGGCATCTTTGGGTCTGGCTTTCCATTTATTGATAAATTGTGAGACAGCGTAAGCTCTCCCATAACTAAACTCATAAAATACGTCTTTACATGAAATAATTTCACCCATATTAATAGATTCTTCCGCGTAACTAAAGTAATCAACACCAAAGTAATACGAAGCCTTTCTTACCGCTTTAGTATTAAATAACAATGGAAGTCCAGTTGCTGGGCTTGGAATGGTAAGAGAGGTTGTGGAATAATATTCTTTTATTTGTGGTACTAGGAACCCAGCTCTTCTTCTTTGTCTAGCACTACCTGTAGTTTCTAAAGGTTTTATCCTAAATCTATATTTACCCTTGGTTGGTATTCCGACTGTTGGGTCTGGTGACAACTCTCTTTCACCAAATTCGTTAGTTATAACATAATCTAAATTCATAGGCACATTAAGTAAAAATGAACCATTGTCATCGATAGTAAAACCACCATTAATGTCAAATCTTTCTAAAACTGGCACTTCCTCTATTAGGTCTGGGTTTATCGTAAACCCACTAGGTCGGGCTTGTTTTTTCCAAAAAGGTGTAAACCTTACCGATTCTACAGTACCGGCTTGTGGAACTAAACTACATAATTCCCCCATAGCCCTTCTAGGTTTACATTGTTTATTTACAGAATTTTTTTCATTATCTGAAGCTATAGAACCCATAAATACCGATGTTGGTTTTATCTCTATCGCTCCAGCCTCTCTTAAATCAAAATCAGCTCTAGTAATCGAAGCTCCACACCCAGATTCGTCATCACCCCATAAAGGCCTTACATCCACAGCTTTCGACATCATTATTATTTGTGGTAACGAATCTAAATTAGAACCAGTTTTAAATTGGGCCCCATTAAAATCACTTTCTGGGAATCCTTGTAACTTAAAATCTTCTGGTACCATTGAAAAACAACCAATGTCCGATAGGTCTACATTCATTACTAGTGATTGTTCACCTAAAGGTGCACCATAAATCATAAAATCACCAGCATCGTTAGTTTTAGCGTTGTATTTGTAATATTTTTTATAGACATAACTAACTGTTGGTGTTAAAAGTATGTCATCCACATCTGGAAAACTTCCTGATGGTAGGTGTCCGGTATAACTAGGTGAGGTTGGTAGTAGGTTATATCTATAACCCATCTCATTTCTAGAGTTTTGTGTTTTATATGGGTAAAGTTCTTTTACTTGCGGGTTTTGTTCGTCTGTTTCATCTAGTGGTATAAAAATAGAAATTTTTGCGTTTGGCAAACCAAAACCCCCATTTATTAAGACCCTACCACAGACAACCCCAAACTCAGAACAGTCTTTTGGGTATACATCTGTTTGGTGTAGATTTAAACTTAAAATCTCTAGTAAATCAAAATCTTGATTTAAATCAAAGGTGACTTCCTTATCAACACCTATTTCAGTTCTTATTCTTAATTTTTTTAGCATTAGATGACTTTATATGATAAATACTTCTTATTGTAAAACCAAAAATAGACTCCTATCCAAATTATGTAAATAATTAGGAGAAGTTTGGCCTATCAATTTGTTTTACCCTAACACGTATGTCGACATCTGGGTATCTGATTTGTGGTATTTCGTCCGGTAAAAAGAATAATGTTTGGTCCACCACATTTATTCTATTATTAGATGGGTTAGTTGGTGATTGACTCATGTACGGTTGGGATGATTGGGAGTCTGAGTATGTCCCAGCGAATTCATTAAAAACTCTAATATCTATAACATTTAAAACACCTGGTTGTTCAGAAATTTTACCATATAGTTGACTTAAACTAATGGTTTCACCTAACTCGTTTGAGTCTATGTTAAAAAAGTCTTTAGTTGTGCTAATTACATTACCCACCACCTGACTTTGATTTACGTCGTTGGTTATTACAACATCAACATCTAAACTTATATCTATAACGTTAGCTGAGGAAACCTCTATATAATCATTTATCATTCTATAATTAGAAAGATATTCAGCTACATTATTTTTAAGTGTAGAACTTACACTGGAAGTTAACGAACCTTCAGGTGAATAAGATAATAAACTAATCCTTATTTTATTTTCTATTTCAGTAACACCCACCTTTGCCGCTGCACCATATTGAGCGGGCATAGTCCTAATTCTGGCCACATAATCATTTATAGTTACGGCTCTATTTTGTGCAGCAAAATTAAAAGTTACATAATTTCTCACTTCTTCTGTAGACATTTGGTCATCACCACCAATAGCTGACGTAACATTAGTAACTTGTAGACTATTAGAAACACTACTATTAATTAGTGATACTGGACCAGAAACTACAAAATCTATAACCCCTAAAGAATTAATAGCTCCAGCCCCTAAATTAGAAGCTTTACCACCACCTACCCTATATTGTATAAAAAGTGTGGTGTTACCCCTAACCGCTGAACCTAAAGAAATGTTATTCATAAATTTATTTAAGTTAACATTAACCCCATATTTGGAAAATTCGTCTAGTAATTTTTGTGACCTATTATTACCACTACCAAAGGTTAAAAAGAAGAAACCTTCAGGTGTAAATTCACTAACAAATCTTTTATCCGTATTAATATATTTACCAACTTTCATTCCTGGTTCATCAGCTGGTGTCGTTGGGTCTATTTCAAAAATTTCTGATTCTGCTAAAGCATCTACTTCATACCATTTACTATCTTTAGCTGTTATAAATTCTAAACCTGACGGCAATGTTGTATACCCCAAACCTTCTTTCTGTATGATAGATGTAACACCTAATACGTTTCTTTCTGGTAAGAATAACTTAAAAAATGGTTTACTATCAATGTCTGTAATTTCTTTTTTAAATATTTTTGTAACTCCATTCACCACAACTTCCCTTTTAGTTATAGTATAATTTTGTATCACACCATTGGCATTTAAATTAGGTATTTTAGTTCTATTAACAACACCCTCTACGTTATATGGTGATGAAAAATCACAATCATTTGATAATTCAAATACTTGTCCCCCACCTCTTACTTGAGCCCCTCTCCTTAAAAAACCCAAATAACGGGCGTCTTCTTTATCACCCCTAGCTGGAACTACAATTGAAAAATCACAAAGTGTTAATGAAGGTCTATTTCCCGGTATTTTAAGACCGTATGTTCTAGCTATATTAAATATCGAACTTCTTTCTTGAGCGAACCCCAATACTGTTTCTTGTAAAGTCCTATCAATATTAAAATGAAGGTTGTCAGCTACCGCAGCGTTCAAATCTAAAAAAACTGAATATATTGAGGAGTCGTTAGCGTTTTTAATTAAATCTGGGTAGTAAATATTAGTTAACCTTAGTAGTTCATTTCTCAACCCTAAAAAATCTCTTTCTGTGTAAGCTATTTTTTTCTCTGCCATCTTATAAATTTATAATAATAAAGTCTCTAGTACCAAAGACATCATCTTTTATGCTATAATCAATAAAGATTTTAGCTGTATATTCTTCTGTACCATCACCAGCAACCCTATAAATCCTATCATCTAAATCCGTATCTATGGGACTTTCTTTAGTCATTATAGATGGGTGGTTGGAGTCATTAATTTTTTTATCATTTTCCCTAACATCCTCCAGACTCTCAATCTTTATTTCATTTACAATTATATTAGGTATGTATTTTTTTATTACATCTCTAAGTTCAGAATCTATAGCTTGGAATGTGGTACTGTCTAATGGTTCAAATATATATTCATATAATCTGGTACCAAAATCAGGTAAAAAGTATCTTGAACCCTTTCTTGTTAATATAAGGTGTATTAAGTTGGCCTTAGTTTCCTCAGCAACACTAGTGGTTGTTTTTAAAAATAAACCACTATCACTGTCTTGGAATGGAAAAGCTACACCGTATCTTTCTCTAGCTATTGTCATATTAAATAAATACTATAATTTAAATTATCTTCCGACCCTTTGAAACATACCGTTTATAATTTCCTCTATGGCTGATATTACAGCATATTGGTCTTCCCCCCAATTAGATTTGTGACGTTCAATAAGTCTTTCAACAACATATTTCACATCTTTATCCAACAATTCCCATTTCCTATCGTCTTCGGGTTGCCAATACGACTCTTCTCTTAATACTTTTTTAATTAGGTCTTTCATTATTATTATAAATATTACCTCTAAGTTCTTTATTTAACTTAAGGTGTGGTGGCCAAAAAGGACAATGTTTACATCCATTCCCACAACAACTACCTCTTTTTATGTGGTGTTCTTCTGTTAAAACCATTTTCCCATTTTCCCAATAAACATCTTTGGTTGTTGGTTTGGTAGGGTTTTTATGTTGTGGTTTGTTTTTCACTTAACTGAATTTCTTTTTCGGTTTCTTTTAAAGATTTTAAGTCGACATCAATCTCACAACTACCCCCAGAACAAGCTAATTCCCCAGATAAATCAGTATTATCGTCTAATTCTATAACTTTAGTTAAATCAATGTCTGTTAATAGTTTCATCAATACATCATATCGTTCCTTTGTAATATCCTCAAAAGGAGCTTGAATGTACGAACCACCATCATATGGCAACACAGATAGTCCATTATAATAATTTCTATTTTCCCACATCCATTCACCAGCCGCATCCCATTCATCTTCTTTTAATGAAATTGTGGCTGATACATTATGTGAATTTGAACCTTTTCTATGTCCAGAACGTACCCATTCAGTTGCTACCTTCTTAACTCTTTCTAATAGGTCAAAAGGTGATTCGGTTCTTAATATTGAACCTGAAGGTGCTTTTTGTGGAATACCAATAACAGCTGTATCGTGAGGTCTAAAGTAATCGTCCTCTAGTAATTCTGGGTGGTTAATATTTAGATAAGCGTATATAGATTCGTTTTTACCAACCCTAACCCTTCTAACATAATAATCATTATGCCAAGCATGTATTCCTGATGATGTACCTAACGTTAATGATGTTGTTCCAGCTGGTTTAACTGTTGTTGTTCTAGCTGCTTGGTTAATCCCTAGTAGTTTGGAGACTCTAGTATTTTCTCTTTTAACTAAACTAGCAGCTTTTTTCATATCGTAATCAAAAACTTTACCAGAACCAATCCCAGTCATTGACACCCCAATTAAAGCATCTTTCTCTGTGGTCTCTTGCCATATTTCTCTTAAGTAATGAAATTCAGTATAACCAGCTTGTAACGTACCTATAAAAGCTGCGACTTTAACTCTTTCGTTTAAATCATCTTGTGATTCTATATTAGAAACGTTGACTTCACAAAGATTACAGAACTGATATGGACGAAGTGCTATTTCACAACATGGGTTTGTCCCCCAATCTTTATCATTGTTTAAATATATACCAGGTTCACCAGCACCTGATAGTTCTACACGTTTCCAAAGGTCCATAAAAAATTCTTTAGTAATTTTATGTCTCATTAAACACGCTGAGTTGTTTGCTCTACCTCTTTGTGGGTTTAATTCCCACCAATTTCCTGATTTACAAGATATCATAGAATCGTCGTCAGCACTAAATAAACTAATTAAAGCTGCCCTTCTAATACCACCAGCTAATACAGCGTCAGCTATATAACAGATAATATCGTGTACCTCTAATGTGGTTAATTGTTCACCATTTTCTTTTTCTAATAGTATACCCTCTATCTTAACTAAACATTCTTTAAGTGGTTGTGGTCCTGGTGCTTTACCACCTGACGTTACTAATCTCGCTCCTTTAGCTCTAATGTCTGTAAAATCAAATTCTACTCTAGACCCACCACCATTCATATATGATTTCATTAAAACCTTAATCGCGTCAGCCCAACCTTCAATTGAGTCCCCAATTAAAAATCTTCTTTTCCTCTTAGGGTATGGTTTACTTATTACGGGTAATTTTTCTACATGGTGTTTTTGTACTGAGTACCCAACACCGGTTCCACCTAATAATAAGAACATTGTTTCACTAAACGAATCTATATGGTCTAATGGTAGGTACGCACAATTATAAATCCTATTTGGTGATATCTCGATTGGTTTTCCTCCAAATTGCATTGACCTCATTGATGGTAATACTTTCTTATCATGAACTAGTTTGTATTTTTCTTGTATTTCACCCTCTAGTTCTGGGTATTTTTTTATATGCATGGCTTTGTTTCTCATAACTAATTCGTCCCAAGTTTCTCTTCTTTCTAACTCCGGTGTGTATTTTGCATACTTCATATGAACAGTTATGTCCGATAAAATTTTATTTGAAATTTCCATATTTTTTATTTTTATTTTATTTATTTAATACTTTTTCCCTTCTTTCTAGAGCATCCATTACTCTTTTTCGGTTTCTTTGTGTTTTATCCTCTTCGAAACCTAAGAAGGTTTGTGTCGATTGGGTGTCTATTTCTAATGTAGCGTTGTTAAACGTACAGTTTTCAAATATAATACCATCCTGGCCCAACCTAGACTTGGTGATAGCGATAGTAGCTAACCCCAATTCTTTTTGTTGTAGTGTTTTTGCCACTGAAATTATGACATGACCTACTTGAGCTTTTTTAATGGAACCACCCATTTGGTCTGTTGTTACCACTTCAGAGGAGATTGATGACCTGTTACCTTGTGCTGCGGTCCAACCAACTAAATTTAATTCATGACACATACCTTCAAATTTCCTCATAACAGAACCTTCACCTTTCCATTCATCATTATAACTCCTATCTGGTATAACACAATCTATATAATCTAAAACAACAATATCTAAAGTAATACCTTCTGCTGTTATTTTTCTGATTTGGTTTTTAATTTGAGCGATGGTAAACTCGTCTGAAGCCAATTTCTTCAATATTAACTTACCACCATTTTTTTTCATCTCATCAGCCTTAGAAAGTACTATTTCTTTATTTTCACTTAGTTTTTGAGGTTCTATCCCAGTCCAACAAGT